AAATTGAAAATGCATAGGAACTTGACGCATTGGAAGACGCCGACGACGAATATCCATAAACAAAGATTAGAAAATAAACACAACCCTTAATGAAACTGAACCACAATTTCCACTTCTTCCTTCTTGATGCTCTTTGTAGCAGAAACGGACAGCTCCTCGCGCTTCTTTCGCGTCTTGGAGTTGTCAGAAATTGACTCCTTGCGCTTTGAAGTGCTGTTCCTGTTATTCATGTCCTGCTCTATCGTCTCATAATTCTCTTCAATGTAATTCACAATCTTGTTTTCCAGCGCCCACTTGAAGAAATTCAGTTGTCCAATTGTCGTCTCAATACTTGTGCCATTCTTGTAAGGAATTGTGATGCGTTCCCAGCGACAAAATGAGTCGAATCTCGATTTGCCGTAAGCTTTCAGTTTCAGCTTGTAGTCGAAATAAACTTTGAAACGGCGTGTATTTTCACCATCTTCAATCGCATAAAGAGTGTAATATTTCTTCGCGTAATTGGTTACAAACCAATCGATTATTCTCAACGAGATTTTAGACTCACCTGTAACAATCTTCAGCATTTTTGTCAAATAATTTTCATCTCTGTAAAAATCTTTTAAGTTATTCAACAAAAGCTCATTTTGCGTTGTATATGAAGATGTGTTCATTAAACTAAATTTAACAAGAATATTTAAGTTGTTTGTTAACCAAATAATAATATTGGATAAGTGTATAATGAACAACTTCATGAACCAGGTGTTCGGACCCCTTGGCAAGGATTCATGCGCGTACTTTTATTTCTTCTCCGTCTTTTTCTACATCACCTTTATTTTAGCGGTTGTTGGAGCCGGTTGGTATCTTGTGACAAAATATAACAAGTTGAACAACATGCACATGATTAATTTAGCGTTTGCTATTGTAAACTCGTTCCTGGCATACTTCGTGAATCGGTTATTACACACGATGTGCGTAAGGAGCGTCCTCTAAGCGAAGAACCTAGGTTCTCCGCGCCTCTCCTAATCCACCTTTCATTGCAATAGTGGAAAGGTTTCGGCGAAGCAAGAGCCAAATCCACTTTTTAAAAAGTGGAGTAAAAAGCAAAGCGACTGAAAGCAAAGCGACTGAAAGCAAAGCGACTGAATCCACATCCTAAAGGGTTCAAATGTATAAGAATTTCATAACTTGTATAAAAGAGTTATGAAATTTGATTGGAAGCGCGCCTTAAGCGAAGAAATAAGATGTGCGTAGTGCCGTTTGGGGTGTGACCATATATGCAGAGTGTGTTACAAGGTCGTGAATAGTCGGCGCACGCAGAAGGCACCGTTTACACGAAGTTGTTCTTTAAGTAGGAAATTCGTTAATATATATAAAACGAAGATTTTCTGTTTTCCAAAAGTGTTTTCGAAAATCGTTTTTGGACATTTATAAATGTCCAAAAACCAGTTTTCTTACAAAGTCTTGGATTTTCGATTTTTGTTGGGTCACAAAAAATGGCTTATGGTCTGGTAAGGTCTAAATACCAAAAAAATAATTATAATTTTCTTACTGTAATTTTTTGGTTGTCGGACAAGTGCGTTTGATTCCGGACATTTATCTTCTTTAGACATTTCATATAATGGCTTCACAAAATATGAAAAATATGCAGGGGGAATTTGTGTGTGAAATTTGTGACTATAAATGCTCGAGAAAATTTTGCTTACAACAACATCAAACTACAGCAAAACATATAAATGCTATAAAAAGCTACGAAAATGCTACATCAAAATATGCGTGCAAAAACTGTGATAAATATTTCCAACATCATTCAAGTTTATACAGACATCAAAAAATATGTAATTCTTTTCAAACTATAAACCAAGATGTTATCATTGAATTGCTGAAACAAAACCAAGATTTCAAGATGCTTATTGTTGAACAAAACAATAAATTAGAGCAACATAATACGAAGTTATTGAATCTGTTAGAAAATAATGTTGCTGTTTCCAATACTATAAACAACATCAACTCAAATAACAAGACATTCAACTTGCAACTCTTTTTACTTGAGAATTGCAAAGATGCTATGAATCTATCTGAGTTTTTGGAATCTATCAAAATCCAATTGGCTGATGTGGAAGCTGTAGGCGAACTTGGTTATATCAATGGGATTTCCAAACTCATAATCCAAAACCTAAAATCTCTTGATGTAACCAAGCGACCAATTCATTGTACAGATGAAAAGAGAGAAATCATCTATATCAAAGAAGCTGGGGTATGGACAAAGGATGAAGATTGCAGTAAGCTGCGCAGATTGATTAAAACTGTTTCAAATCGAAACTTTAAGCATACACGATTATATAAAGAAAAGTATCCCGATTGTATAACATCAGAATCCAAATATTCAGATACTTATAATAAGATTGTTATAGAAGCAACCGGTGGTGGGTCTAAATGCAATGATTATGAGAGTGAAAATAAGATTATGAAGAAGATTGCTAAGGCGATTACTATTGATAAATCCGATTTTTTAACGAAGGCATAAATCCACCTTTATGCACCTTTTCACGAAGTTATGAAAGGTGGAGCCAAAAGCGAAACAAAATATTGATATAGTATTGAGTAAAAATGTTATATGTGTTGTGGCAACTTTTTACACTCGTTATAAATAATGATTTGTATAAAAATATAAAAATACAGTAATATATTATTGAAATGAGTTCTGATGATATAAGTAAATTTAAACTGTTAGAAGAAGAAAATGAGAAACTGCGTAATGAGTTAAACGAAATCAAAATGCACTTGAAAAAGTATACAGCTCCAGCAAGTAGTAAAGTGTATTATGAGAAACACAAGGAAGCACAAAAACAGCGTGTTAAGGAATACCAACAACGAACAAATTATAAAAGTGATTATAAACCTACACCAGAACAAAAAAAAGAATATAATAGACGCGAATATTTGAAAAGAAAGGAAAAACTACAAAAAGAATCGGAAGAATCAATTAAGAATGAAAATATTTAGGAACTTTATTTATTAATAAAAATACTTAAAAATTATTTTCTTTGGTAAGAATAAATGTCAGAAGCTGATTACGGCAATACAATCATTTACAAGATTACTTGTAAAGACCCAGAAATTAAAGATTTGTATGTTGGTCATACTACAAACTTTGTTCAAAGGAAGCGCGCTCACAAACAATGCAGCAAGAATCCAAAAACCTCAACTAGTTGCAAATTATATGATTGCATAAGACAAAACGGTGGTTGGGATAATTGGATAATGGAAATCATTCATTTTTGTAAATGTAATGGACTGTATGAAGCAAGGAAAAAAGAACAAGAGTTTTTTGTTTCCTTGAATGCGACACTTAATAGCGTGGAACCAATGCCTCCATTAAAGGAAAAATCACTAAATGTATCTGACTGTAAAGTAAATTGTTTAACACAGAAAAGTATAGAAAGTAAAAATATAATAAACAAACGGTTTTATTGTGAAAAGTGTGATTATTCTACAAGCAAGAAAAGTAGCTTTGATACACATAATTTGTCTACAAAGCATAAACAGCAACATAATGAAACAGAAATATGCCAACAACATATTTGTTCAATATGTTGTAAAGTCTATCAAAATAGAACTGGATTATGGAGGCACAAAAAGGTGTGTGTAACAACAAACAATACAAATACAGCTGTAGTTGAACAACTCATGAAACAGAATGATGATTTCAAAAATATTATTATTGAGCAAAATAAGATTTTTGTTGAAAAAAATCAAGAAATTCACTTTCAAAACTACGAGTTGCAAAAACAAACAAATGAATTACATAAACAAAACCAAGAATTACAGAAACAAATCTTAGAAATTTGTAAAAATGGAATCATCAATAACATGATTACAAATAACAACTCAAATAACAAGACATTCAATCTGAATCTATTTTTATATGAAGATTGCAAAGATGCTATGAATCTGTCCGAGTTTTTAGAATCCATCAAAATTCAATTGGCTGATGTGGAGGCTGTAGGTGAACTTGGATATATCAATGGAATCTCCAAACTCATTATTCAGAATCTGAAAGGTATCGATGTAACCAAACGACCAATTCATTGCACTGACGAGAAGAGAGAAATAATCTATATCAAAGAGGGTGGGGTATGGACAAAAGATGAAGATTACAGCAAGCTGCGCAGATTCATTACACCTTTTAACCTTTCAATTGCCGATTTCTATAACCCTGAAATCGCCTATGGCGATTGCTCGGATATAAAAAGGCAATTTATCGGTTACAAAGTAACAGTTACCAAATCACATCAAAATACGCCGACCCTTCGGTGTCGGCGTTTGAAATGTGAAATGGTGTAAAACTGTTTCTAATCGTAACTTTAAGCATACACGATTATATAAAGAGAAACATCCAGATTGTATCAGAAGCGAATCCAAATACTCGG